ATTTGGTCTGGGCCTACCTGAAGCAGTACACCCAGCCGATCGAGGGCCTGCGCGTGCTTGAGGGCGAATTGGCGGTCGTCCTCCCCCACAACGGCGCGATCATCAAACTGTACGGCGGCATGTCCGCCTACGAGCGCATGAGGGGAATGTATTTCGACGGCATCGTGCTGGACGAATTCACCCTGCTCAACAAGACCGTGTTCTCGACCGTCGTCCGCCCGTGCCTTGCCGATTATTCCGGCTTCGCCATCGCGTCGGGAACCTCGAACGGCGACGACCACTTCAACGCGCTCAGGCTGCGCGCCGAAGCCGATCCGCGCTGGGACGTGTTCATCATCCCCCTGAGCGCGACCGGCGAGGAAGCGCTCTCCCACGCCGAAGCGCGCGAGCTGACCCAGGACATGTCGGGCGACGAATACGCGCGCGAGATGGAGTGCTCGTTCGACGCGCCGGTCGAAGGCGCGTATTTCTCCGAGGCGTTGAACGCGCTCACCCTCAACGGGCGCATCACCACAGTGCCGATCGACCTCGCCGCGCCGGTCATCACCGCATGGGATCTCGGCGTGCATGACTATTGCTCGATCTGGTGGTTCCAGATCATCGGCAGGGAAGTCCATTTCGTTGATTACGAGATGGCGGTGGGCAAGGGCCTCGACCATTGGTCGAACGTCATCCGCAAGCGGGCGGCGAGCGGCGGGTTCGAATACCGCTGCCACCTGCTGCCGCACGATATCGAGGCGCGCGAGATCTCGACCGCCAAAAGCCGCAAGGCCACGCTCTACGACCTCATCCCGCACGACGAGCCGATCATCACCGTGCCGCGCATCCGGTCGAAGGAGGACGGCATCCACGCCTCGCGCGCCATGCTCGGCTCGGCTTACTTCGACGCCGTCAAATGCAAGACCGGCCTCGCCATGCTCAGGGGCTACCATCGCTCGGCCATGGGCCAGCCGGTGCACGGCCCGGGGCCGCACAGCCATGGCGCGGACGCCTTCCAGACCGGCGCGGTGGGCTTCCACCTCGTCACCGGCCTCTCAGCCGCGCGGCTCAGGGCCGGTCCCATCCGCAGGCGCATCAGGGGATTGGTGTAGCCGATGACTTCAAGCTAAGGTCCGCCTGTCTTTCTCGGAGCATGTTGGCCCATGCCTATCGATGGCCTGGAGAGAATTTTCACCTTCAAGGGCGACCGCTCCCCCCAGAGCGCCTACGACCCTGCCGATCCCGAAAGCTACGAGCAATTCATCCAGGCGCTGATCTCGGACGCCAAGGACTATGAGGACTCGATCCTCGCGCCGAAACGCGACGAGGCGCAACGCTACTACTACGGCATGCTGCCCGATCTCGCCCGGAACGACGACGCAGCCGTGCGCGTCGAAGACCCAAACGCCACTTACGACGAAATCTCAGGCACGGTCGATAAGCCGTCCAAGTCCACCTACGTCTCGACCGACGTGCGCGACGCCGTCTTGATGATGCTGCCCAGCTTGGTCCGCATCTTCGCCGCCAGCGAGAACGTCATCGCCCTCGTCCCGCGCACTCCTCAGGACGAGGCGATGGCCGAACAGGCCACAAACTACGTCAACTACTGTTTCTGGCAAGACAACCAAGGCTTCCTCCTGCTCTACGGCGCCTTCAAGGACGCGTTGACGCTGAAGACCGGCTTCGCCAAATGGTGGACCGACGACAACCGCGCGACCAAGCGCAAGAAGTTCGTCAACATCACCACTGAGCAGGCGCAGCTCATCCTCAGTGAGGATCAGACCGCCAAGATCGTTCCCGGCTCGATCGTGCAAAATCCGATGACCGGCGGCCTCGACCTGGAGGTCGAGTACATCGAGAACAAGCCCTTGACCCGCGTCGAAGCCGTCCCGCCCGAAGAGATGAGGCTCGATCGCTACGCCAGGACGCTGGCCAAGTCGCGCATCACCGGGCATGAGCGCATCGTCGGCTTGGATGAGCTGGTGGCGATGGGCTACGATCGCGAGTTCGCCAAGGACTACGTGCAGTCGGGCGACTACAACCAGTTCTCGATGGAAGCGCTCATCCGCAACCCTGGCCGCGCCATGTCGAGCTACGTGGGCGACGGCGTCCTCTATGGCGAGTACTACGTCAGGGTCAACGACCAGCTCCGCTACGTCTGCACCATGGGCGAAAGCCGCAAGATCGTGAAGGACGAGCCAGCCAACCGCATCAAGTTCGCCCTGTTCTCCTGCGACCCGATCAGTCACACCATCGTGGGCGACTCGATTGCCGACCTCTGTAAAGACACCCAGAGGATCAAGACCAATATGGTGCGCGGCGTGCTCGACAGCTTGGCCGAGAGCATCAACCCGCGCACCGTCGTCAATGAGCTGACGACCAACCTTGACGACGCCTTGAACGACGACCTGGGCGCGGTCATCCGCACGCGCGGCGATCCGCAGAATGCGGTGCAGTTCGCCGTCACGCCGTTCGCAGGGCAGGCCGCATTGCCGGTGTTGGAGTACCTCGACAGCGCGCTGCAGCGCCGGACCGGCCTCTCTGACGCGGCGCGCGGCCTCGATCCGAAGCAACTGCAAAGCTCGACCCAGATCGGCGTCGAAGCCGTCATCAACGGCCAGCAGGAACGCACCGAATTGGTGGCGCGGGTGCTGGCCGAGACAGGCTTTCGCGATCTGTTCCATGGCCTGTTCATGGAGATAGTCGAGAACGAGAACGTCAGCCGCACGCTGCGCATCAACGGCAATTGGGTCGCCTACAACACCGGCACGTTCGACCCCGACATGTCGGTCGAGGTCAACCCGACTCTGGGCAAAGGCTCGGACACCGTGCGCATGATGACCTTGGCCCAGATCAAGCAAGACCAACTGATGGTGTTTCAAACCTTCGGCCCATCGAACCCGGTGGTGGGAATACCGGAGATGATGAACACCCAAACCGACATGCTCAACATCGCCAACATCAAGAACGTCACCCGCTACTTCAAGCAGGTCGATCCGCAGGTGCTGCAGCAGATGCAGCAAGCGCCGAAGGAGCCGGACGCGATGACCATCGCCGCCCAGGCCAATCAAGAGCGGGTCAAGATGCAGACCGCCAAGTCGATCGGAGACGCGCAGTTCAACGCGCAGAAGCAGGCGATGGACGACGCCTTCCGGCGCGACAAGCTCAACCAGCAGAAAGTCTACGAGGACAACAAGATCCGCGTCCAGCAAGAGCAGATGGCGCTCGACCATCAGGTCGACATCCGTCAGGTCGCAGCCGACATGGCCAAGACGACGGCGCAGGAGGAAACCAAGCGCCACAAGGTCGCCGCCGAAGTCGAGACGGCGAACGCCGATCGCGCCCATGAAGCGCAGCAGGCCGAAGCCGATCGCGCCCACCAAGCCCAACAAGCCGAAGCCGATCGGCAGGCGCAGGCGAGCTTGCCTGACGAACCCCCGGCGCAGTAGTCTTAAGCCCGCAATAGTCCTTCTGCCCTCTTGACCGCCGGCTGCTGTTCGACCGGCGGTCTTTTCTTGCTCTGAAAATCGCTGTATCAATTGACGCAACCGTGGATGTTGTCATGGGGACAACTTCGGTTGCCGCGATACTTGCGGCATGCCCTTCGGCTCTACGGACAAGATCGAGAACTTAAGCGAGCGGCGCGAGCTTTCTGACGCCGCCAAGGCCCTGCTCAATGACAAGGCGTTCGGCCACGTCTACCTGCAGCTCAGGCAGCGATGGTTCGGCCTGCTCATGGACCAGCCGCACGATGGCCCGCTGCAAGCCGAATACGCCGCGCGCCTGAGGGCGCTCGACCTCATCCCCACCGAACTCAGCCTGCTGTTGACCGACTACCGCGAAGCCAGCCGAAGGCAGCGCAATGGCTGACGAAGGCGGCGGCTTCGACGGCGCCCGCGAGGCGTTCGCGCAAGAGATCCCGCAGGCCGAACGCCCGCGCGACCAAGCTGGCCGCTTCGTCTCGACCAAAGCCCCCGAACATATCTTCCAGCCGCGCGAGGTCGAGGGCGATCCCCTGACCGGCGACACGTCTGACGGCGGCGCTGACCCGCGCCTGATCGAAGCCGAGAGGAGATTAGCCGATGGCCATGAAGACGAACCTGAGAAAAGGCCCAAGCGCGCCAGCGACAACCCCGATGATGAGCCCCCGGAGCGCATC